AAAATAATGGATGCCGAAACAAAAGCATTTCTTCGCAAAACAATCAAAGATATTTATACAGAGCTCAACAAAATGGAAGGCGATTATGCAGCGCAGAAACAAGATGTTACTATTCACTCACCTATGATAATTGATTGGAATGGCGAAAATAATACCGACACCAAAACAACGTGAGGCATAAAAAAAAGGCAAAAGATTTAAAAAATCAAATGCCTTTTATTATATTTGCAGTCTACTAAAACAACAAATAACGATGCAAATTACAACAGAATTTTACCCTTTAAAAGGTTTTGCCGAAAATTATTTTATTTCAAAACAAGGTGAAATAAAAACTACAACATGGAGAGGCAGCAAAAGAGAAGCAGTATTGAAGCCTGCCAAAGACAAAAAAGGATATTTAAGATTTGGGTTAATTCATAACGGGAAACTAAAAACATTTAAAGCGCATAGATTAGTTGCTGAACAATTTATATACAACCCATTAAATAAACCACAAGTAAACCATATCAACGGAATAAAAACCGATAATCGGGTTGAAAATTTAGAGTGGGTAACTCAATCTGAAAATACAATTCATAGCTTTAAAAATAAATTACAAATTTCAAAATCGGGGAATGAATTTCATAGAACTAAATATTCTGATGAGTTTGTTTTGATGTTAAAAGAGGAATTAAAAAATGGGGCTTCAAAAAGAGCCTTATCGAGAAAATATAAAGTAGATAGAAATATCTTTAAAAGAAAAATATTGTGTCAATAACACCAACCCAAATTATACCCACCCCCAAGCAACGTGAAGCGTTTAAGATTGCCGAAAGCAATTTTATCACGTTGTATGGGGGTGCCTGACTATACGAGGCGGCAAATCTTACTGGGGTTGCTTGGCATTAATAACCTACTGCTTCAAATATCCAAAAAGCAGGTGGCTGATACTTCGTGAAAACTTGCCAACGATAAAAAGGAACCTATTGCCAACATTCAATAAGTTTTTAGCAGATGGATTTCAGCAATATGTAAAATCGTACGACCAGCAAACACTTACATTAACATGGAATAACGGAAGCCAAATTATTATAATGGCTGAAGGTTATGATACCGACAAAGAACTAAATAGGTTTCGTGGGTTGGAAATTAACGGAGCTTTTATTGATGAAGTAAACGAAATTCAAGAAGAAACATTTAACAAGATAATTGAACGTAGTGGCAGCTGGTTTCATTCGCCTGGATGTCCAAGTAAAATTTTGTTAAGCTGCAATCCAACCCAAGGTTGGGTTAAGCAAAGGTTTTATGAAAAGTGGCAGCAAAATGGTTTGCCTGAAAAACAAGCGTACGTACCAGCAAAAATATTCGACAACCCACACATCCCATCCGAATATTTAGAAAGTCTTAAACAGTTACCACGTTATCAGTATGAAGTGTTTGTTGAAGGCAACTGGGATGTATCATTGAAAACAGGCGGCGAATTTTATAAATGCTTCGAGTTGGATAGGCACGTTGCGCCAACGAAATACAATCCGAACTTACCACTTCACATCAGTTGGGATGACAACGTTAATCCCTATTTGCCCTTGGGTATATTCCAAATTGAAAACAAGGAGTTGCGAATGATTGATGAGATTGCAGGTAAAGACCCGAACAATACAGTAGCGAAAGTTTGTGCTGAATTTATACGCCGTTACCCTGCACATTCAGCAGGGTTGTTTGTCTATGGCGATGCCACAGCAAAAAAAGAAGATACCAAAATGGAAAAGGGATTTAATTTTTTCAGATTAATAACCGACTATTTACGCAATTACAAGCCATCGCTTCGGGTACTTAATGCTAATCCTTCAGTTGCGATGCGTGGCAACTTTATCAATACCATTTTAGAAAAAGAATTTGAAGGCATTAAAATAATAATTGGCGAACATTGCAAAATGACGATTAATGATTTAATCAATATCAAAGAAGCCGCTGATGGAACAAAGAACAAAGAAATGGAAACTGATGCAAAAACTAAAGTTCGCTATCAGAAATGGGGACATTACAGCGACCTTCTCGACTATCTAATTTGTTATGCTTTCCAAAACGAATACGCCACCTATCAACGTGGCGGCACTTCCACTGCCTTCACATTAGGCAGGAACGTTGCAAAGAACTCCTACAAATAATATTGTTGTGCTAAATAGGTGTTGAATAATTGCGCTTTTTGTAATGTTGCAAAATGTATCTTCGCCTTTACGATTATCAGCCTTTAATCAATGCCGATAACTTGCAACAAGTTATTTCGGCAAATGATTCATTGCGTATTTTAGCGGAAAAAGCAGCGCAGGAAGAAGCGTATTCATTTCTCAATACCAAGTTCGATTTAACTCGTGAATTGACTGATACCAACCCATTCAGCTATATCAAAACCTACACAGGTGGCGATAGAGTGGAGTTGAATTATGCGGCTTATGATGCAACAAAAACATACGCTTTAAATTCACTGGTGATAGTTCCAAATGCAACGGCTTCACTTCCCGGTACAGCATACATTTGCACAACTGCAATAGTTACACCCGAAGCATTCAACCCAGCGCATTGGGGTTTATTGGGCAACCAATACGACTTATTTTTTGTAACCTATCCTTCCCCATACTTTGATGCTTACCATGTGTACGCCAAGGGTGATTACATTTTTTACAAAGGCAAAACGTATCAATGCCAAATTGCAACGATACTGCCAACGCAACAAGACCAGTTGAATTGGATTGAAACCAATAATTCAACTACTCCAAATGTTTTTCCTGATGATGCAACCAACGGCGTTAAATATTGGGGTGTGGGCACACCGTATTTATTTAGTGGTGATTTGCCAACAGATACAACGAAATGGACTCTTGGCGATAATCGTTCGCAATCATTGGTGGAAGCCATGGTAAATATTACATTGTATCGTTTGCATAGCAGAATTGCACCGAGAAATATACCTGAATTAAGAATTACCAATTACAAAGGCATTCAAGAAGATAGAGTAATTGATAAAGATGCGATTTTGCGTTATCCGATTTATTCAGCATTGGGCTGGTTGCAGTCGTGCATTTATGGTGATATTGACCCGAAGTTACCATTGCAGCAACCAACGCATGGTACTCGTATTTTGTGGGGTTCAACAACAAAAGCAATAAACACCTACTAAAATGGATTCTAAAAAAGATGCGATTTACGATTTTGTTTATCAATTTTGGTTAGCGCATAGAATGAATTATGGGGCATTCGATGAATTAGAAATTATGGGTTTAATTACCTACATAAACATAAACTAATGGCACAGCCAAATTTAAGCATAACGAACCGATTAAAAGTTTCTGCATCTGCGATTATCGCAGGTGTGAAAAATGTATTTGTGCCACAGCAATTAATGCAAACAGGTGGCTTGGATAGCGGTTTGTATACACCGCATTATGTTACGCCAAACCCAAAGAACATTAGCAGCTACATTGCACCCGTACAATTTCAACGCCAACGCCCTGATATTCAAACGTGGAGGGATGCAGTAAATGAAGCTGAAAACGCATGGTATCCGCATCGGATTAAGATGCAGCGATTGTATATTGATACAATCCTAAACGGTCATGTGGCAGCTTGTATGGAAGCAAGACAAAATTTAACTTTGCTTCGACAATTCAAACTTTATAAAAACGGCGTTGAAATTGAAAAAGATACATTGTATAAATCTTTAGGCTCAAATTGGTTTTCGCAATTCGTTAAAAACACTTTAGATGCCCAGGCATTCGGTTATTCACTTATTCAAATTGGCGATATTGTGAACGGCAAAGTAAATTCAGTTAGCGAAGTTAAAAGATGGAATATAAGCCCTGACCGATTCAATGTTACTTCATTGGTGTATTCATTGAGTGGGCAACCATTTTTAGAGCCGCCATTTTCTGAATGGTGCGTATGGGTAAGCACTCCAACCGACATTGCACAAAGCCAAACAGGCTATGGCTACCTTTACAAAGTTGCGCCGTATGAAATTATGTTGCGAAACATTTTAAGCTTCAACGGCGATTATATTGAATTATTCGCAGCACCATTTCGCTATTTAAAAACTACAAAAACCGAAGATATAGAACGCCAACAGTTATCATCTATGTTAGCGCAAATGGGTAGTACAGGTTGGGGCATTGGTGATTTGAACGATGAATTAGAGTTTATCAATGCTAATGGTTCGGGCAGCGGCTGGCAAGGTTATGAAAATTTTGAAAAAAGATGTGAGGCGAAAATTTCAAAACTGATTTTAGGTCATGCGGATGCTTTGGATAGCACCGCAGGAAAGTTGGGCAACGACAACGGCGAAAGCCCAGCACAAAAGGCATTGCAAAACATTCAAATCTGCGATGGTAAGTTTGTGCAGAATATTTTGAATGAAGAGTTGTTTCCAAAATTAGCTGCAATCGGATTAGAGGACTTTTTAGGGCTTACTTTAGAATACACCAATGATGATGAACTCGCCGAACAAAGGCAACGTGAAGACAAAGCGAATTTAGAAACTGCAAATATTTTATTGGTTTTGAAAAATGCAGGGTTCACAGTTTCGCCTGAATATGTAAGTGAGCGTATGGGTATTGATTTGAAGTATTTAGAACAATCAGTAGTGCCAACAGATGATAGTAAGCAAGTGAGCAATGAAGTAATGAATAAGCTGAATGAGTTGTATGGACATAAACATTAATTATCTTTGCAAAAAATAATTAGCCATGAATATACAATCAGTTGCAAAAAATGGGTTCGCTTATTGTGAATATTTAGCTGATGAAGTTTCGCATGAAATTGCATTAGAAAGATTTAAGAATGATAATGACGTGAAAGAAGAAACAATTGTTAGTGAACGGATGAATACGGCTGCCAATATTTATTACATCAAAGCTGAAATGAAAGAGAATAAAGAAACCTATTAAAATGGATTTCAAAAAGAAAAAAGGTTATCCTGATGCAGCAATATTAGCGCAGCAAGTGTTTAGCGGAAAGGTTACGCCAAAGAATTTGCCATTAGATGTTTATGTTTTCAATGCCACACAATTAAAAAGTGCAAGTGAAAAGGCACTAAAAATAAAGTTCTCTGAAATTGATTACAAAACGCCAAACTTCAAACGCATTGAGGCTTGTCGTACAAACATTTGGAAGTTTAGCGCAGCGAAAACATTTCACCAAGTTGTGCAAATGAATGATGCACTTATTCAAGATAACAAAATCATTCCTTTCGCCGACTTCAAAGAAAAGGTTGCAGAAATAAACGACAAGTTCAATGATACGTGGCTTGAAACTGAATACAACACGGCATTCGGGCAATCGCAAATGATTGAGCAATGGGCAAGGTTTGAAGAACAAGCGGATATTTTACCTTACTTGCAATACATAACAAGTTCGGGTGAAGCCACTTGCGATATTTGTCAGCCATGCGATGGTGTAACGCTGCCAGTAGATGATGAGTTTTGGGATACTAACGGCGTTTTGCAGCATTTTAACTGCGAATGTTTGATTATTCAAGTGCCAGCAGATGAAGCGAAGGTAACGCCGCAACGTGAAGCCGATAGAATTAGCGAAGATGTGAACCCTTTGAAGCATGGAATGTTTATGAGCAATGCAGGGAAGTCAGGTATAATTTTCAACAAAGAAACGCCTTACTTTAACGTGCCGAAACAATACGAACAATTTGCTAAAACAAATTTTGGGCTGCCGATTCCGAAAAAGAATTAATTTTGCATGAGTACAAAAAACAAATTTGAGTTCGATAAAGTATTTGAGAAATTGCAGCAAATGAAACCGAAGTTGCCGCAAGAAATCGCTGCCATTGCTCAAAGCTCGTTCGTAAAAAATTTCAATACTGAAAGTTTTTTTGGTAAAAAGTGGAAAGAAGTACAGCGTAGGCAGGAAGGAACAAAAGCATATAAATATCCAAAAACAAAGAAGTTAAGCCGCCGAGTTAAGCCGATATTAGTAGGCACAGGGAAATTGAAACGAGAAGTAAATAGGAGCATTCGTGAGGCTAACTTTGAAGAAATAAGATTAGGAGTTGCGATACCTTATGCAGGATTTATCAATGAGGGAACGGAAAAGATGCAACAACGTGAGTTTATGGGCAATTCCCCAGTTTTAGAAAAGAAAATTAAAGACAAAATAAGAAAATCAATCAGCGATATTTTTAAATGACAAAGGATTTTTACATAGCGATTAGAAGCCACATTTTGAACATAGGAGCGTTTAAGACTGTGCAACTATGGAATAATCAAATGAGAGATTTGGAAGGCAAAGAAAACAATAGTTATTCATTTGAGCTGCCAGCTTGTTTTGTTGAATTTATTGCACCAACAGAAGTAAAACAATTAGGCGCAGGGGTTCAGTTATTCG